AAGCAGGTCGTTTTTCACACAATTTAGCGTTAGATTTGATACATAACAAAAAAAAGTGAAAAAAACACTTGACTTTCTCGTTTTTTTGTCGTAAGATCAAGTAACAAGTTGAGAGAGTATATGTTATTAAAAATAGTTGTTTAACCCCGTTTGATTAAGTTCATATAAAAGTGTCTAAGGGGCATTAAGACACACGAGAGAAAAAATTCGTGGTTTTGTCTTTTCTACGATAATTTGAAAAGGTGGTGGTTTCGGGATTTCTACCAATTTGAAATCCCAAAGTTTTTTGGGGAATAGATAGTTAGACTATACCGCTGGACTCGTTTGAGGACTCTGGATTCCCCACTTTTTTTAGCTATAAAAAATGATGTTTGAGAAAGTTGGATGATATATATATTAAATGGTGGTGAGGTTTTCTTACATATACCCGATAATTTTTAATTATCTAAAACTCACCACTTTTTTTTAAAAAAGCGAAGAAAAAAGACGTTTTGAGAAATTAGGAGTATATATATAATATACGATTAAATTAAATAATTAAATTTTGTGGGTCGGAGTTGTAAGATTACCATACAAGAGAAGGACGGTTTTAGACCGTTCAAATGGTTGACCGAATTCCAGTATAAAAAAAGTTGGAGTGGTTTTTCTTGTTTCCATTTGACAAAAAGAACAATACCTCTTATGACATGATTTACCTACAAAAAATATTAAAATTTCGGGTCGGAGTTGATGGATTATCAATAGCAGACAATGAACCTCCATTAGCAAACATTTATCCGAATAATATTAAAAATTAAAAAATTAAAAAGGAGACTTATTAAATGAGCTACCAAGCATATACAACATATACTACAAAAGTTACACCACAATCAGAACCAATTCCAGGTTCTAACCAAGTTCCAAATTCCGCAGGTGGACATTCTTTTGAAGTTGATATATGGACTCGTTTAAATAGATTTCTTATTTTAGGAACTGAAGGTGGAACATATTATATCCGCCAAAAAGAATTAACTGAAAAGAACGCCAAGTCAATAAAAAAGTGTATTCTGGAAGATGGAAAACGAGTAGTAGATACCGTTCTCGATATTTCAGATTCAGGTCGAGCAGTTAAAAACGACCCAGCACTATTTGTTCTTGCAATGTGTGCAGGACTTGGTGATGATTTTACTCGTAAATACGCCTTAACCAATCTACCAAAAATAGCAAGAATTGGAACTCATTTGTTTCATTTCGCTGGTTATGTAGAACAGTTTAGAGGTTGGGGTCGTGGACTACGAAAGGCTATTGCAAATTGGTATCTATTAAAAGAAACCGATAAGTTAGCATATCAATCTGTTAAATATCAACAGAGAGATGGATGGTCACATAAAGACCTATTGAGATTATCTCATCCATCTACACAAGATGCTAACAAAGATTTATTATTTGAGTGGGTTACTAAAGGATATAATTCTTCGAAAGAAGATGAATACAAGGATTCACTCAGTATAATTTGGGCCTTCGAGAAGGTCAAGTCAGTCCAGACAGATGTGGAAGCTGCTAAACTTGTGGAAGAATATAAACTCCCACTTGAAGCAGTTCCTTCTACCCTAAAGACACCTAAAGTTCTTGAAACAGCATTACCACATTTAGGATTGACAGCTATTATCAGGAACTTAGGTAATTATACCAAACACGGTATTCTCTCCCCCCAAAGTAACGCTCTCAAACTCGTTACTTCGAGAATAACCGATAAGGGGCAATTGCAGAAGGCCCGCATTCATCCATTGTCTGTATTACAGGCGATGCAAACTTACAAGAGTGGTCAAGGACTTAAAGGTTCTGGTCATTGGGAAGTAAACCCACAAATAGTAGATGCTCTTGATGATGCATTCTACTTATCTTTCGATAACATAATTCCAACTGGCAAACGAGTGATGTTAGCACTTGATGTATCTTCATCTATGACCTGGAGTGGTTGTGGTGGGATGCCATCAGTAACACCACGAGTTGGTTCAGCCGCAATGGCAATGGTTACGATGAGAACTGAAAGTGATTATCTTGTAACAGGATTTACCAGTCGTGGTCAGAATGAAGATGGTATATCAGTTCTTGATGTAACACCAAAGATGAGATTAGATAATGTATGTGATTACATGGAAGGTCTTGATTTTGGTGGAACGGATTGTTCGTTACCTATGTTATATGCACTTGCGAATGGACTTCAGTTTGACGCTTTCGTAGTTTATACGGATAGTGAAACTTGGGCAGGTCGTATTCATCCAGTTCAGGCACTTCGTGATTACAGAGAAAAAACTGGAATCCCCGCAAAACTGATTGTGGTAGGAATGGAAGCAAATGATTTTACAATAGCAGACCCAGACGACGCTGGTATGTTAGATGTAGTAGGTTTTGATACGACAACACCTTCCGTGATGTCGGATTTTATCAGAGAAGATTTATAGTAATAATAAGTAAAAAGGAAAAACAATGAACACAGGTACAGTAAAGTGGTTCGACGCTAAAAAAGGATATGGTTTTATATCTGATACAGCGACGGAAAACTCAAAAGATTACTTTGTGCACTTTTCCGAGATCCAAACAGACGGCTTTAAGACTTTAGAAGAAGGTCAAAAAGTTGAGTTTGAAATCGGTGAAGGTACAAAAGGTGCTGTTGCGAAGAATGTTAAAGCAACATCGTAATAAATCAAATTTAGCATAAAAAGTTGGGTTGTTTTTTTAACAGCCCAATATTTATATTTGTCAAAGGTTATACCAATGACAATTAAATAATAACAAATAAAAATAACAATAAGGAGATAACAAATGGATATTAACGCAGTGAAAAAGCGATTAGCTCAGTTACAAACTTCGTCTACTCGAACCACAAATCTGTGGAAACCACAGCCAGGAAAAACACAAATTCGTATTCTTCCGTATAAACTAAATACAGATACTCCGTTTATTGAATTATTCTTTCATTATGATTTAGGAGGCAAATCTTATTTGTCCCCAACATCATTTGGTCGTCCAGACCCGATTGAAGAATTTGCCGATAAACTGAAACAATCTGGAAATCGTGAAGATTGGCGAATGGGTAAGAAACTCGAAGCAAAACTTCGTACTTTCGCACCAGTCGTGGTTCGTGGTGAAGAACAAGGTGGAACAAAGTTTTGGGGTTTTGGTAAAACAGTTTACCAAGAACTCTTATCTATCATAGCAGACCCTGATTATGGTGATATTAGTGATCCTATAAATGGTCGTGATGTTGTAGTTGAGTTTAAGACCGCAGAAGAAACAGGAGCATCGTTTCCTAAAACTTCTATTCGTGTTAAACCAAATCAAACTCCAATTACCGAAAACAAAGCCGTTTTAACTAACTTACTCGATGATCAAAAAGATATACGAGAAGTATATAATGAGTTAAGTTATGATGAACTGGCAGAAGCTTTAGGTGATTGGTTAAGTCCAGGTGAAGAGGAAGAAACAACTACCAAAACAGATACTAATGTTCCAGCATCTACATTAAAAAGTGCAGTAAGTAGCACTTCTAATGTAACGGACGCATTTGACGATTTGTTTAATAAGTAAATAAAGGAGAGACAATATGTCTGTAAAGGATGAACTTGCACAAGTTCTCGCCGATAGTCTTAATAAACAATTCAAGGATACAAAGGTAGCTTATTTTTTAGATGGTTCTAATGCTACTCCAACAGATATCAAGGAATTCATATCTACTGGCTCATCTGTATTAGACTTAGCAATTTCCAACCGTCCAAACGGTGGAGTTGCAGTTGGTCGTATTACTGAAATCAATGGATTGGAATCAAGTGGTAAATCTTTAATTGGAACTCACATTCTTGCTGAAACTCAAAAACGAGGTGGTGTTGCAGTGTATATTGATACTGAAACATCCGTTAGCAGAGAATGGTTAGAAACTATTGGTGTTGATGTTTCAAAACTATTATATCTTCATGTGGAAACTGTTGAAGATATATTTGAATGTATTGAAAGTATCATTAGTAAGATTAGAGAATCAGATAGAGATAGACTTGTAAGTATTCTCGTAGATTCACTTGCAGGAGCATCCACCAAAGTAGAAATGGAAGCCGATTTCGAGAAAGACGGATGGGCAACGAGTAAAGCAATTATCGTTTCAAAGGCGATGAGAAAGATTACTCAAATGATTGGACGAGAACGAATAGCTCTCGTATTCACCAATCAACTCAGACAGAAACTCGGAGTAATGTTCGGTGATCCGTGGACTACTTCTGGTGGTAAAGCATTACCATTTCATTCATCAACTCGTATTCGTTTAAAGAATATGGGACAAATCAAGGTGGGAGCAAAAAAGGATGTAATTGGTATGAAGTGCAGAGCACAGATTATCAAAAATCGTTTGGGGCCTCCACTTCGTCATGCTGACT